ATGCGTTTTTCACTAAAAACCACCGCATGTGCGTTGGCCGTGTCCCTGACTTTGTTTGCGGGAGCGGCCAGTGCCTGGGAAAAGGATAAAACCTACGACATCACCATCTTGCACACCAACGATCATCATGGACATTTCTGGCAAAACGATCACGGTGAATACGGTTTAGGCGCGCAAAAAACGCTGGTGGACAGCATTCGTCAGGAAGTGGCTGCCAAAGGTGGCAGCGTATTACTGTTGTCCGGTGGCGACATTAATACCGGTGTACCGGAATCTGACTTACAGGATGCTGAACCGGATTTCCGTGGCATGACATTGATTGGCTACGACGCAATGGCGATCGGTAACCACGAATTTGACAACCCACTCAGCGTATTGCGTCAGCAGGAAAAGTGGGCCTCTTTCCCGCTGCTGTCAGCCAACATTTATCAGAAAAGCACCCAGCAGCGTTTATTCAAACCCTATGCGTTATTTGATAAGCAAGGGGTCAAGATTGCGGTAATTGGCTTGACCACCGACGACACCGCCAAGATCGGCAACCCGGAGTATTTCACCGATATTGAGTTCCGCGTTCCGGCGCAGGAAGCCAAACGGGTGGTCGAGAAGTTACGCAAAGATGAAAAGCCGGACGTGATTATCGCCGCCACCCATATGGGCCACTACGATGATGGCAACCACGGTTCTAACGCACCGGGCGATGTGGAAATGGCCCGCAGCCTGCCTGCCGGTTACCTCGATATGATTGTGGGGGGCCATTCGCAGGATCCGGTTTGTATGGCCAGTGAGAATCACAAACAGGTGGATTATGTGCCAGGAACGCCGTGCGCGCCGGATCGTCAGAACGGTACCTGGATTGTGCAGGCGCACGAATGGGGCAAGTACGTGGGCCGTGCCGACTTCCAGTTCCGCAACGGCGAGCTGAAGCTGATGCATTACCAACTGATACCGGTCAACCTAAAGAAGAAGGTCGAGAAGGCCGATGGCACCAGCGAACGTGTCTACTACACCCAGGCGATTGCCGAAGATCCAGGCATGATGAAGCTGCTGACGCCGTTCCAGGAAAAAGGCCAGGCACAGTTGGGCGTGAAGATCGGCAGTGTTAACGGCAAACTGGAAGGGGATCGCAGCAAAGTGCGTTTTGTGCAAACCAACTTGGCCCGTGTGCTGCTGGCTGCACAAATCGAAAGAGCCAACGCTGATTTTGCCGTGATGAGCGGGGGAGGCGTGCGGGACTCGATCGAGGCGGGCGAGATCACCTATAAAAACGTGCTCAAGGTACAGCCGTTTGGCAATACGCTGACCTATGTCGATATGAAAGGCAGCGAAGTCCAGCAGTATCTGGCGACAGTGGCGAATATGAAGGTGGATTCCGGTGCCTATGCCCAACTTGCCAACGTCAGCCTGGTGGCAGACGGTAAAGGCGTCAGTGAGGTGAAAATCAAAGGTGAACCGCTGCAGGCAGATAAAACCTATCGCTTGGCCACGCTAAGTTTTAACGCGTTGGGTGGTGATGGTTATCCGAAGGTTTCTACTCTGCCGAGCTATGTGAATACCGGCTTTATTGACGCAGAAGTGCTGAAGCAGTATATCGAGAAGCATTCACCGTTGGATGCGGCGGCGTTTGAACCTAAGGGTGAGATTGTTTATAACTAATTAAATTTTAAGGCGGTTTTCTTTCAGTGATATGACTGAAAACCGCTGTTTCCGCCACTCACACAAACTCTTCTGCAAAACCCCTGCAAAACTTTTCTGCAAAACGGTACGAAAAATAACCGTTATCACACCGCGATAACTGTCCAATTTTTACCCCTATCATCATTGTATTTATCGGTCATTTGCTGGTTTTTATGTCCCAGTAAAGACATCGTATCGATACCCTGATCGCGGTACAGGCGTTCGGAGAGTGACCGCTGTTCGTGGAATGTTGGCGGGGTTCCCTTACTCCATTTCAGTCCGGACCGATCTCTTGCCTTGCTAAATGTTGTCGTAATGCTCTGATAGCCAATTTGGCCACCCCTCTTTGCGGTCGATATAGAATGGTGGTGGTGAAGTAAGTACGGGCTTACAATCCGATCCCGGCATTCCGCTATGACTTCACGAAGGCTCACGTTTATTGCATTGCACCGCAAGCTTAATGGGATAGCCAAGCGTGCCCCTGTTTTCTCCTGTTCTACATGCAAATGATCGTCCCAAACGTCAGCAAATTTCATGTTGGCGATATCTGAAAGACGTTGGCCGGTAACAATGGCCAGCAGCATAGACCTACGCAGATAAGGTTGGAATAATGCCGCTGCTTCGAGAATGGATTGCCATTCATCCAGATCTAGACGCTGACGTTGAACCTTGGCCTTGGGGTTCTTTGTTGCCTGAGCAGGGTTGTAACCAGGAGGAACCTCCCCGGCGTGTTGCGCTTCCTTGTACACATCAATAATCACCCTGCGTACAACTTGAGCCATGATAGCCTGCCCGCGCTCCTTGTATGGTTCCAGAATGTCAGCGATATCTCGCACGCTAACTTCGGCGAGCTGCTTGTTACCAATTTCTGAACGCATCACCTTTACCGGGTTCTTTTTCTGGTTCACGGTTGAAGGCTTGATTTCGCCAAGCTGCAGGCGTTCTTCCTGAATTTTCCAGTAACGATCAAGCCAACCGCTGACCGAAATACTTTCGCCCAAGCTTCGACTGATCTTGTCTCGAGCCAAAAGTAATTGGTTCATCTTCTGTTCGGACAGCCTAGAATTGGCCTCTGCGGCGATCGTTCTCGCTGCCTCTTCATCGGTACCCAGGCCATGAAACTTCCCTGTTACGGGGTGCTTGTAACGCCAATACACCTTTTTGGTTCTTGCGTCGGTGTAGCACGATAGTCCAGGGATGGTGACGTTGTACTTACGTGGCCGCGCCATCTTCAAGTATCCTTCTCAAGCGTGGATCATCATCTTTTTTAACCACTGGACGGGCAGACATACCGACAAATCGCGCCGTTCTATCTACTCGCCAGTACCTGCCAGCCTTGACTGGCTGGGGCGATATCATGCCATTTTTAGCGAACTTAATCAGTGTGGGGTAACTGGGCACCGGCTCGTCAAACTCTTCCTTTGCCCAGTCAGTGAGCTTTATTGTGCGAGACATCCGACACCTCCACGAGATAACCCTGCCTCCAGCTTATTCATCGCTTCATCTCCTGCCGCACAACGCGGTAAGCGCGCATCACTATCGGCGTTTTGCCACTGATTACGGTTTTCATGCGGAAGAAACCAGAGTGCACCGCCGTAACGCTGGTCAGAAAGAGGGCGGTATCGACCACCCGGTTATGCTTACGGAATTCAAACACCGTGCTGGTGGTCGTGAGGCTGGCGGTAACGCCATGATCCTGATAATCGATTTTCATTGCTTTGGCTCCACCGGGTTTAACTTTATGCCAATGTGCTTGGCATAGCGGCGCATGCTGCGATTCAGCGGCATCTGCACATTGCCGTCATTGGTGCGGTACTCCGCCACCGACTGCTGAACGTTGGCGTATTCATGAACCGGCTCCCTGGTCAGCCGGTGACCCTGCGCCAAGGTCACGCCGCACAAACCTTGGCGCGTTTTGCTGTTGCGTCTCTTTGGCATGGTTAACTCTCCGGTTTGCCAGTGTATTTCGCCTGCCCTGCACACAAATCGGCGTTATGAACACACAGATCACGCTCTTGCTCTGTGAGTCCTGCTGAGGTGTGCCCTCCACGCCAAACCTCGGCGGCCCGACGATAAAGGCTGCGTTCTGCCAAAGCTCCGGCCTTGGTGTGCAACTGCAGGAATGCGCTGCTCGGGCTTTTGGGCGTCTTGCTGTTGTAGACCTTTGCCATATCACCGCACCCCGCTGGTGGTCTTGTTGATGTGGTTGCCGAGCGCCTCGGCCATCTTCTTCGCTTCTTTTTCGGCAGCGGCCTTCTGACGCCATGCCTCATAGCGTGCAGACAATGTGCGGTGCTTATCACAGCGGTCAGCTCTGCGGTCGGCCCATTCACGATTAACAAGCTTTACGGCGACTGCGCTGGCCTGTCGCCAGAACGTGGCCGCAAGGTCTAACTGTCCAGCCTTCTCGAATTTGGCCGCTTGGATCGCGTTGAGCATGTAGGGGCTTAAGTTCATTTAGTCCCCTCCGCGACTTTGCTATTGATGTAACCTTCAATAGCTTCGGGCACATCATCGAGGAGGGAGCTGAGCGCTCCGACCAACTTAATCAGTTCTTTATCCTCGGCGGTGCATGTCTCCAGCCAGATACCTATGACTGCTTGTGCTTGCTCCACCCGGCACTGAACGTCAGTTAATTGCATGATCCCCCCCCCCTCCGTTATGTTGCTGGCGATGTCATGGATAACTCCGATAAGTTCGAGCTGTACGCCTCGTTCGGTACTGTTTGCGGTGAGGCATAAAGCGGCCTCAGCTAGATCTTTGATCTTTGCCAGAGCATCAATTGCGCCTAGGTTGCATGGTGCTTTTTGAGAGTCAGTTGCCATCAGTGCACCACCTGCAGGGGCGATTTCCCTGGGTTTTCCAATGCATCCGATACAGCGGCTTTCATCATTTCTTCCATGACCGTGGTGCCGAGGGCTGTTAATTTGTGCTTGCAAGTCAGCATTCCGTGATAAAGGGTGGTTATGTGGGTGTTTCCAGCTTGCCGGCCAAATTCTTCATAGCCTGGATGCTCAATCAGGCTGACCATGCATTGCTCAAGGCTTTTCTGCGTTACGTAAACACGGACTACATTGTTTTTCGGCAGAACGATATCAGCCCACCCACCGCCATAATGGCCTTGGCAGAAACCTAAATAGGCTGTGATAATCCGGCGTCTATTTCTTTCGATTAGGTTAATTCTCTCTGACATAGCTAATTACCTTTTCCTGAGTTTAGGCCGAGCGAATCCCTCAGCCTGATGGCTGTTATTAAATTTATTTCTGAGTTGCTTAATTAATACGGACGGCGTTTCATTAATTCATCGTGCTTGCTAGCCCAAGCGTCATATTCTTTTTGCCAATTAACTATCTCTCGGCGCTTGGCAAGTAATCGAAGAATTCGGCGCTTGGCACGATATCGGCAATTGAGGTATTCAAGCGTTAGATTGCCAAGCACCCATACATTTTTTTGCGGGTCAAAAGCAGAGTCATAACGAATCTCAAGCCCTTGGCGTTTATATACCTCTGTGGCCATAATGCGTGCCAAATTGTCGATGGCGGCGCTACGACTTAAAAAGCGTTTATAAATGCCATGGCGGTATATAACGTAAACCGGCATATCAATTCTGCGCATTGCATCTTCAATGCCACCAGCATCCGCCACGTAGTCCTCACCCATACGGGCATAATCAATAACTTTATGGTTATTCATCTTTGCTTTCCTTCGGTGGTATTACCTTCCAACCTGCCTGCTTTGCGTAATGCAGGAACGTATCAAAAGAAGCTGTAATTTCGTCCTCACGAACATTGCGGAACGCTACGAGTTTCCCGCTTTCAATACTGAGCACAATCTTGGTGGTGGCGTCAGGAATTAGTGGGGTTATCACTTTCTCCTTGATGGAAACGATGAGGTTTGCGTGTAGGCTGCTCATGATTCAGCCCCCCCCCCTTGACGCTTTCTCAATTCAAAAGCGGCGTTATCGCTATTTTGTTTTAGTACCTGACTCAGTCTCGGGAGACTCCTAAGCACTGAACCAATTAAAAGTAGATCTCGCTTTGCCTCGCTATCTAAATACTCCTCACTTTCTCCAGCTTCGAGAAGTAAATTACCAATGACACGCAATGCTGAGTTAACGCCTGAAGCAGTAGCGCCATAGACATGCTCAATATCTAGCAATTCTTCGTTGCTCACGGCTTTAAAATTATTAACCGACAGTAAATGGTAAATATCACGCATGGTACACTCCGCTTACTACGGGCAGGCATCCTGCGAACAACAAAACATAATTGCGAGACAACTGACGGCGAGCTTCCTTCTCGCTGGTGGCTTTTACACGCTGCATAATAGGGTGTGACTTCGTGTCACTGCGTAAAACGGATGCAAACAAATAAATCTTTGTGCTATGCTTTTGCTCGATCATGTTAGTACCCTCGCAGGCATTGACGTTGATTAGGCTCTGGTTTCGTTGGCGCGGATCCAGAGCCGGCTAGATAAATTCAATTAATCCCTGTTATTGTCGCTTTTTGAGTGAACCGCTTTTTCGAGCTCACGAAGTGTCTTCGTTAATTCTATTGCGTATGAACACCCCATCACTTTAAAGACTTCTGAATCTTCTTCACAATCGCAATAACCAATATTTCTCATTATGGCGGTTATGCGCAGCGATAGATTAACGCTGTCAGTTACCAGTCCAGCTATTTTCGTGGGTAACATATCTGTGCCTCCTACCTTTATATAGCAAGTATTAGCTGCCACTTTATGTATGTAACTTAAGATGCGTATTGGATGAGATAACTGTAACTTTGGTTTACAGAATGTTCAAGCTGTTTTTAAACTAAAGTTTACATGAGGGGCGAAAAAAAACCGGCTGATGCCGGTATCGCTTTTGAATTCAATTAATTAAAATTCTATTCTGGCCTCAACGACGACCCCAATAATTTCACAATTACCATTGATCTCTATGAGAGGGTACTGAGGATTTAATGGCTTAAGATATCTCTTTCCCGAGTCTTCTATGTACTTTTTGAAGGTGGCTTCATTGCTATCCAGCAGCCTTGCTACAACCAGCTTACCAGGCAACACCTCCGCATCAGGATTAACCAATATGGACATTCCTTCAGTAATACTTAATCCCGATGGCGCGGTCATTGAATCCCCCTTTACATCTAACCAGAACGCATTTCCCCCTGCATTTTTACAAGTAGAGATCCAATCTTCAGTGTTAAACTTATTATCTAACTCAATGGCTTCACTCCAATTTCCTGCGTTGACCCAACTGATTTTTGGGTAGCTGTAAGTCTGAGTTTCAACGCGAGGCCTTGTCAAATCTTGCGAAGGGAAACCATCTGTTGTGTCAGTCTTGCCTGTCTGTAGCCAGTATGGAGAGCAACGTAGAGCTTTAGCTAAGGTGAAGAGGTTATCTGCTCGGGGGTTCTGAGTTAATCCCATTTCTATTTTTGATATAGCCATTCTGCTCACACCGGCCATGCGAGCTAAATCCTCCTGGGATAAATTCAGCTCCAATCTTCTCTGCATTAAGCGCTCAGCAAGGCTCGTCATTGTAGTTCCCTTCCAGATTGTTCTCTTAAACTAAAGTATCACCCATTGTTGCCACTTTGGATTATTTTTGCTACCTTTTCTGTAAACTTTAGTTTATTGGTGACCTAATGGACTTATATAACATTTTAAAGATCCGCTTTGGTAGCGATTCGGCTATCGGGAGGGCGTTTCCGCGCAGAGGTAAGCCGAGGTCGCCGCAAGCTGTCGGAAAGTGGAAGATTCGCGGCGTACCTGAAGATGTGGCGATTCTTAGTCACTTGGATGAAAGCATCCCCTACGAGCATCCAAGCATGCCGCCTGCTGCACTCAAAAGCACAGAGGAATAACCATGACTCCAGCCGAATTCATTCGCAAGCATATCACCGCGACGCTGGTGGCTGAGGGCTTTCCTGAAAGTGTTGCAAGGGGGGGGCTGACTACGGCCTTGACCACTACCGCCGCATGTCGCAGGCGAGCAAGAAGGGGGCCGCGTTTGATGACTGCCTGTACAGGGCCAGAGTATGGGCGCAGGGGCAGACCGGTAAGGTCGAGCGCAAGACAGCCAGAAAGCAGCGTAAAGGTGATCTGCTGTGAATCAGCCTGACTATCTCACAACCATCATGCCTCGAGTGTACTGCCAGGCTGATGCAGCGTGGATTCAGGAGCAACTGCAGAAATTTACGGTATCAGCCAGGCACAAAATCGTGGCGCTGTATGCGGACGTTTATCAGGCGGCCTGGGATGAAGAACCAGTGTCATTCAAGCAGGAAAACAGGGCGCGGCATGAGGCCAACACCCGACTGCGAAAGTTTGTAGAAAACCATGGCAAGGCATTGCAGGGGTACACAGCCGAACCACCCCTGGCAGGAAAAGTTAATCGTTCCTGAGGATAGCCAGGCTTAAAGGTGCTTGGTTTGGATGGCTAGATGTTTTTATCTCCAGACTCCTAAACCCCTATTTTACGGGGGAGAGGGAAGAGGGGGGTAAGGGGGGAGATGGGAGTAGGGGAAGGAATAGCAGCCTTTTCCAACAGACAACTCCATGGGTTAGGTAGATCTCGATCTGAGGGGTTAGCCCTTAAAGCGCCACTGCACTGTCGTTTGGTTCGCAGGGCAAACCGAAACCCGAGATGGGTTTTCCTTGGAAAAGTGAATTGGTGGGAGGTTGCACAATGCTGAGTATTACACCTAACTTCGCACAGGAACGCGCATTGAACATGCTGCGCCGTGATTGGAAGTCATTTAACTCTTTCATGGTCTATGCACCCACAGGCAGTGGTAAGACCGGGCTGGCGGCTTTCATCACAGCCGGTTTTGTTAGTCGTGGTATGCGTGTGCTTTTCGTTGCCCCGTTCACTGTGCTGGTTAACCAGACATCGCGCCGCTTTGTTGAATACGGGCTACCAGAGGATGAAATCAGCTTCATCTGGCGCGACCATCCAAGCCACGATCCAGCGCTAAAAATTCAGATCGCCAGTGCCGACACGCTGATCCGCCGTGATTTTCCAGACAACATCGACCTGCTGATCATTGATGAGGCCCACCTGCGCAGAAAGCAAATCCTGATTGAGATTGAGCGCCTTACGCGTGAAGCGGGTGTGAAGGTCATTGGCCTGTCTGGTACACCATTCTCGTCATTTTTGGGGCGCTACTACCAGCGACTGGTAAAGCCAACCACCATCAGTGAACTGATCCAGCGCGGCGACCTGAGTAGTTACGAATTCTATGCGCCGTCCAAGCCTGACCTCAAAGGGGTAAAAACAACCAAGTCTGATGATTACGGGCGAGACTACAACGAAGCGCAACTGGCCGAGATTATGTGCGGCTCTGATCTTGTTGGTGACATTGTCGATAACTGGCTACAGAACGGCAGGGATCTACCCACGGTGGCGTTTTGCGTTGATGTTGCTCATGCCAACTTCGTTACGCTTCAGTTCAACAAGGCCGGAATCAATGCCGAAGTGATGGTGGCCGAAACGCCCCATGAAGAACGTCAACTTATCATTCATCGCTTTGAAACGGGCGCAACGAAAATCATTGTCAGCGTCGGTGTGCTGGTAGCTGGCTTCGACAGTGATGTTCGGTGCGTGATCTATGCCCGTCCAACAAAAAGCGAGATCCGCTGGTTACAGGCTTTGGGAAGGGGATTGCGCACAGCTCCGGGTAAAGAGTCATGCCTCATCTTCGACCACTCAGGTACCGTGCACCGCTTGGGTTTTCCTGACGCCATCGAATATGACGATCTGCCATCCAAAAGTGACGGCATGAAGGAGGCTGCCGCCCGTGCAGCCGAAGAGCGCCAGGAGAAATTACCCAAAGAGTGCAGCGAGTGCCACTTCATGAAACCCGCTGGTGTGTATGTCTGCCCGAAGTGTGGATTTAAACCCCTCGCCGGGCAAGACGTGGAAACAGATACCCAGCGTGGACTGAAAAGGCTTGGCAAAGGAAAGCGCGTTCCCACCGATTCCGAGAAACAAGCCTGGTGGAGCCAGATCAAGTTTTATCAGCGTCAGCGTGCCTCGATGGGGAAACCCGTCAGTGACGGTTGGTGCTCTCACACCTTTCACGACAAGTTCGGCGAGTGGCCGAATAACCTTAGTGATTTTCCGATGGAGATCACCCCTGAGGTCAACAGCTACATAAAACACAAACGGATCGCCTTTGCGAAAGGGCGTGAGAAGGCTGCGGCGGCAGTTCAACAATCTCATGCCGGAAGCGCCAACACCACTATGAAAGTGATTAACGCCAAAAAAGATCTTGAAGAAATGCGCAAAAGTCTGAGGAAGGCAGTATGAAGACATCCGAAGCGGCAAAGGGCCGGTGGGCTGAAATTTTTGAACATTTTGGGCTGCCGCCTATCACCGGAAAAAATCACTTTAAAGGCGAATGCCCTTTATGCGGTGCTCGCGGGAAATTCCGCATTGATGATCACCAAGGAACGGGATCATGGATTTGCATTTGTGACAGCGGCGACGGGATGAAGCTGCTTAACCTCACTCAAGGCAAATCGTTTGCTGAGTTATGTACCGAGGTAGATCAACTCCTTGGCAACAACTATCGACACATGAGTTTCCCCGTCAACAGCTCGGCGGCAAAACAGCGGCAGCGCGTGATCAGCAAGTTTTCCAAGCTGGTGGGGTTGCGTGGTACGACAGCGGCCAGCTATTTACGCCAGCGCGGTATTAGCCGATTGCCTGCTGAGGCCATCCGTTTTAATGACCGCCAACGGCACGCCGGGCGGGTTTATCAGGCGCTGTATTCACTGGCCACCGATGATAAGGGGGAACTGTGTTACCTGCACCAGACGCTACTGGATGGTGAAAGAAAAGCCGATATAGGCGAAAGCGCCAAACGCCTCAAATCACTGCAGGAACAAAACTACCTGGATCACGCCCGTTCAGTAGCGATACGCATGTTCCCCGTAGCCTCAACGCTGGGCATCGCGGAGGGCATTGAAACCGCGCTTTCCTGCTATCAGGTATACGGCGTGAACACCTGGGCGACCATTAACAGCACATTCATGAAGAAATTCAGGGTACCGGCCGGCGTAAAACACCTGATTATTTTTGCTGACATGGATCTCCATTCAGCAACCGGCCAGGCAGCGGCCTTTGAGTGTGCTCATGCCAACCTATTGGCAAAAAACGATTTGATATCTGTAAGCGTTCGATGGTGTGACGCTGGTGATTTTAACGATCTCCTGATGAATGGTGATCAGGTTCGCGAGTTGGTTTATTACAAAAAGGTGGCCGCATAATGCGCAAAGACAATCCAGAGCATAAAACGTTATTCACGATCCCTACAGCAAAATACAGCACCGCACTGGCGACAACCAAACCACTCCCGCCACAGCGCGTTATTACCGGCCATAAGCAGACGGATGCGTATTTATGGGTGTTGGAGGTTATTCAACTGAATGAGCCGGCACACCTGCAGGCGGCGGAAGATGCGTTGAAAAAGCTAAAGATCACCCCCAAGCAGGCGCAGGAACGCTACAGCGCTTACCTGATGAAATCGGGCGCCCAACCATTCCAGATCGCCTTTGGCACAATGTCGATGGATAACCCGCAAGGCTATATCAATGGCGCAAAGCGGAATATTGAAAAGGCCAGCCAGGTACGGGCAACATTTGGCAGTTATGAATCAGCGCTGGATAACATGCCCCCTGAAAACCTGATGCTTATTGGAGAGCTTGGCGACGTTTACGCGGCATGCTGGGGGTGGACGGAAAAAGAAATAGCAGAACAATGCGTGTGGGGCGAACGTTGTAATGAAATTCATGAGCAGCAAAAGGCGATTTCTCAAGGCTTTGTAAAACAGCTCCCCGAACCAGCAACGCTTTCTGATGTTGTTCGTGAATTCCAATATTGGAATTGGCTCTACACCATGCGAAATAGCGCTGAAAAAGAACTGGGCTATGAGTATGCGGGTGGTGAACGGAGCCAAATTACAGATCGTGAAGATTACCTGGAAACCCTGCTTTCGAAAATCAAGCCAGCGACAAGGCAGGAAGCGGTTGAGGTGTGCAAGTGGATTCTAGAAGAAGACCGGTTTATGGATCGTGGTGATTTCACTAATTCCATCTTTCTCAATCTGGTCGGGGAGTGCGGCTGATGAAGCTTGAAGCATCTTTAAAGCATTTCAGCCCTCAGGGACTGACCATCACCGATACACCAAACGGCACCAGCGCCGAGCGGCTTACGGGTACCGATGTTATGGCGGCGCTTGGTGTTGTGCAATCAAAGGCCCGTTTCGGTATGGCGGCGTTTCTGGGTAAAACCGGCATCAGTGACGGCGATCGGGAGCAAGCCATTCATGCGCTGACGCAATACGCCAAACAGAAAGCACCAAAGCACGTAGGCAAGGTAGCGGGGCGAAAGATGGCTCAGTGCATGGTGATACTGGCCACGATGGCCTACGAAGAATATTCGCACTCTGCTGCTGGTAGCCGTGAGTGTCAGCATTGCAACGGCAAAGGCCTGCTGCCGGTTTACCGTGATATCGTGAAATACCCTGGATACGTTGGCGCAGATGGTGAAGAGAAGATCCCACCACGAACTGAAAAAGAGCTGGTGCAGGAATTCTGCCAGCACTGCAACGGGAAGGGGGTAATCGCCAAGCGCTGCCGCAACTGCAAAGGTACGGGTAAAGCTATAGACCGTGATGCAACGAAGGCCAGCGGCGCACCGGTAATCAAGGATTGCGAACGGTGTAACGGGAAGGGATTCAGCCGCATGCCTTCCTCGGTGGCTTATGGGGCTATCACGGCGCTGCTGCCAGAATTGACACAATCATCCTGGTCACGCAACTGGAAGCCGTTCTATGAAGCGCTGGTGGCGAAATGCGATATAGAGGAAGGAAGGGCAGCGGCAGAGTTCCAGAAAGTAACCAAGTAGAGCACGATTGGCACGGATGCCGACATTTTAACAGCGCAGGCTTGCATTTTGCATAAACATGGCGTAGATTCTTTAAAGAGTGGCATATCTCACCTGAACACTACAGATAATCATCAGAACCCGCACCCAGGCGGGTTTTTGCGTTTCTGGGGGAAAGTAAAAATGATGCATTGCCCTCTATGCGGGCATACGGCGCACACCCGATCAAGCAGATACTTGAGCAATGAAACCAAAGAGCGTTATCACCAGTGCCAAAACGTTAATTGCAGTTGCACGTTTGCAACTCATGAAACGGTGGCGCGTCTTATTGCTCAACCGCAGTTGGTAGCAAAAAAAACGCCCCTAGCTCGCATGAGGGCGATTCGGGGCTAAATTGTTGGTTCCAAAGTTTCTCATGTTGGCAGGGCGCCAACACGCCATAGAGTGTAATAAAGAACGCGGTAATTGCACAAAGTATTTTTTGATTTTGAAAAATGATACCTACAGGCTCTTGATCAACTTACGCTTCTCCATCTCAAGCACTTCAGCGCTAATATGTGGTGATTCATATTTGAACTGCTCAATTTTTTGTTTTATTTGGTCAGCACCCAACTGGCTTGTGGGTATAATCGCAGAGATAAGATGAAGGGATAACTCAGATCGAACGAGAAGATGTTCTATCACCTCACCTTGTATAGATAACTTATTACGTAACTCATTAATGGCCTTTTCTGACATATTACCCTCCCACCTTTGGTTTAATTGCTTAGAAAATACCACTTCTCTATTTATCTGAAAACATGAATGCAAATCATTAGCTGCCTGAGGCAGCTTTTATCATATCTAACGCCCGGCGTTCGTCGAGCGACGAACAAAGGAGAAAGCATGGCAGAGCCTGTTACCACAACAACAACCGTAGCAGGCGGAGCAGTAACAGGGGTTGCGATCATGACGTTTTTCGCTGGGCTACCAGCAGACGTTGTACTGGGCGCTTTTGCTGGCGCGATCCTGTTTGTTGTTTCCGCCTCTGAGTACGGCATTCGTTCCCGCGTGATTCTGGCGATCGGCAGCTTTACGGCCGGGTTGACGATGTACAAACCGGCTGCAGCGTGGATTGTCGATTTCCTGCCAGCAGGTTATGACCGGGGCGCAGATGCCGCTGGCGCATTACTGGCTGCTGGTTGTGTTATCCGATTGCTGATGATGATCAACAGCGGTGGTGGATTCCTGAAAAAGAAAGGGGGCAGCGATGGTAACTCATGATCCCGAAACGTTAATCAACGCTGTCGTCTGCGCGGTGATTGCCATCCGACTGCTGACGTTCCGCCGCGATGGTGGGGCGCATGTTCAATGGGCGGCTTGGTTAGCCTACTGCTTAATTCTGGCCACTGGTTCTGTGACGATCCGTATCGCCATGGGTACATACGAAGGCACCACCGATCCGGCGGAGTTGTTCATCAATGCGGTGCTCTGCGTGATGGTGCTGCGTGCAAAGGGCAACGTAGTGCAGTTGTTCAAAGTAAGGAGAGGTAGCGATGCCTAATTTCAGATTCAGCCAGCGCAGCGAGGGCAACCTTGTTGGCGTAAACCCCGCGCTGGTAAAAGTGGTGCGCCGGGCGCTGGAGCTTTCGACCGTCGATTTTTCAGTGATTGAAGGTAAGCGCACGATGGAGCGGCAAAAGCAGTTAGTGGCCGCAGGCGCAAGCAAGACGATGGCCAGCCGCCATCTTACCGGGCACGCGGTGGATCTCTTTCCCGTTGGTGGGAATTGGAACGACTATAAATGCTGGCTACCGGTGCTCGATGCCATGCACCAGGCCGGTAAGGAGTTGGGTGTTCCACTGCGATTCGGTATTACCTGGACGGATAACCCGGGTGACACCCCAGCCAAGTTTTTAGATGCGCCTCACGTGGAAATGCCAGCATGAGTAAATACGGATTAATCAGCCTGCTGTTGGTGGCCATCTGTCTCGGTTGGTATGCGTCTTCGCTGTCCGGCGATCTGGATAGTGCCCGACAGGAAAACAAATCGCTGGTGGCTGCGGTACAAAGCCGAGATGGAACAATTACCGCACTGAAAGATGCCGCCAGTGCTGACCGCCGCGCCACCGAAGAACAGTTAAAGATTGAACAGCAGAAGAGGGCAAAGGCCGATGCTGATAACGAAAAGCTACGCAAGGCGCTGGAGAATAACGGCTGCAGCAATCAGCGGTTGCCTGATGATGTTCGCCGTATCTTGCGCAGAGAACCCGAAGCCACCACCGGCCCCGCAACTGATTTACGTGTACCCGCCAGCAGCATTGATTCAGCAGTGTGAGCAGACTGCGTTCACAGGTGAAACGTTCGGTGATGCGGTGATGGCGCTGCAGGTGGTGCAGAGTGAACTTGATATATGCGCCTCAAGGATTGATGGAGTAATTGAGTGGCTTAGGAATACTCAAAATTAACAAGAGGAATTTTATAAGTTGAGGTAATTTAGATGGGTGCTATTTGGCACAAATATAAATACTGAGGCTTAAATGAAAAACGGAATTTATTTTGTAGTCTTCCGTAGTAATAGCCAAGATTTTGGCAACGGAACCGTTGTAGTCAGAGACAACAAAATCAATGGTGGTGATTTTGGATTCGCATACAAAGGCGCAGTCAGTGATAGCAACGTGACGCTATATGTGTCACAGCATGACAAGAGCGTGACATCTGTTTTTGGCGGTCTTTCTGCATTTAACCTTAACCTTGTAATTACTGAGTTTGGAAATAATTACGAGCTTAAAGGAAGTGTTGAAGGTATGCCATATAGCACCATACAGATACAAGCTAAGTTTATTGGGGATATTATTTAATCTCCAATAATAAACCAAGGCCACTAATTAATATTGTGGCCTTTTATTGGAGTGTTATATGAAATATTTATTTATAAAAGTATGCTGTAAATTATCTGGTAAATCTCTTGATAAATTGTCTCGTGACTTCAGTATTAACTATTTTTTAACTCGATCTAAGACCCGAGCATACTGGCGTACAGTATTCAGATAAAAACGATATATGCAGAAGCCAAATAGTGAACAATACCTAAGAGCCTCGTGTTATGCCGAGGCTTTTCTATTTGAGGTATAGCCATGCCACCCAGAATACCGAGAGCATGCCGCAAGCATGGCTGCCGCCATACCACAACCGACCGCTCTGGCTACTGCACCGAACACCAGAACACTGGCTGGGAAGTGCACCAGCAAGGCAAGAGCAGGCACCAGCGTGGTTATGGCAACGACTGGACTATCCGCCGCGCTCGCATCCTCAAGCGTGATAACCATATTTGCCAGAACTGCCTGCGTAACAGTCGAGCGGTACCGGCAACAACCGTCGATCACATCATACCCAAAGCGCATGGGGGTACCGATGATGATTCGAACCTTGAAAGCCTGTGCTGGCCATGCCATAGGACGAAAACGGGGCGTGAAAGGCTCAAATGATATCGATTTTCATCACCGGGGAGGGGGGGGTAAAATCTCTGCAACTTTTTGCCAAAAGTACCGCCGCTTTGCCTCTTCTCACACACCCGCAGGTTAGAAACTTTTTTTTGGGAACCCCAAGCGATGATTGATAGGAGTTTTCGATTATGTCAGGGCCACCGAAAACCCCTACCCACCTACGTTTGGTCAGGGGTAACCCATCGAAGCGGGCCATAAATAAAAATGAGCCCAACCCCCCGTCAGGGGTACCCCCAACTCCCAAGCATTTTGATAAGCAGGGGAAGTATTGGTTTAAGCGCATGGCCGAGGAACTTGACGCACTTGGCGTCATGTCTCAGCTCGATGCGCGAGCACTTGAATTACTGGTGGAAGCCTATACCGAGTATCGGCACCACTGCGACACCCTGGAACGCGAGGGCTACACCTACGCCGTGTATAGCGACAGTGATAGCGATGAAGATCAAGAGCGTGAAATCCGCATGATCAAGCCTCACCCGGCGGCCATGATGAAGGCTGATGCCTGGAAGCGTATCCGCGCCATGTTGGCTGAGTTCGGTATGACACCGGCCAGCCGTTCGAAAGTTAATGCCAGCGGCCCCGATGCGGATGATCCGTTGGCTGAATTCCTGAAAGCGAGAGATTAATGGCTAAAGTTGCCGATGGTATTCGCTACGCCGAGCGCGTCGTGGCGGGGGAGATTGTTGCTTGTGATCTGGTCAGGCTGGCGTGCCAGCGTTTTCTTAACGATCTGAAACACGGGCCCGATCGCGGGATCACGTTCAGCGAGGCCAGAGCACAACACATTCTGAATTTCTATAAGTTCATACCGCACGTTAAAGGTGCGCTGGCTGGCCAGCCGATCGAGTTGATGGACTGGCACATTTTTATCCTGATCAATATCTTCGGTTTCATCATCCCGCTGGTGGATGAGAACACCGGAGAAGTGGTGCTGCGTAATGATGGCAGTGGCCGCCCGGTGATGGTTCGTCGGTTCCGCACCGCTTACAACGAAGTGGCCCGTAAAAACGCTAAATCAACATTGTCCTCCGGCGTCGGGTTGTACATGACCGGGGCAGATAGTGAAGGTGGGGCCGAGGTGTATTCGGCGGCCACAACTCGCGACCAGGCGCGGATTGTGTTTGAAGATGCCAAGAGCATGGTTAAGCAGGCCAAGCCAACACTGGGCAGGCTGTTCGAGTTCAACAAGCTGGCGATCTATCAGGAGCAAACTTCGTCACGCTTTGGGCCACTGTCCAGTGATGCCAATAACCTCGACGGCCTGAACATTCACTGCGCTATCGTTGATGAGCTCCATGCCCACAAAACCCGTGACGTTTGGGACGTGCTGGAAACAGCAACCGGCGCGCGCTTGCAGTCCCTGCTGTTTGGCATCACAACAGCGGGCTTCAACAAAGAGGGCATCTGTTACGAGCTGCGCGACTATGCGATCAAGGTTCTGCAGGGGGCGAAAACCGGCCAGTTTGAGGACGATACCTTTTTCGCCATCATCTTCACCCTGGACAAAGAAGACGATCCCTTTGATGAAACGGTCTGGCAGAAGGCCAATCCGGGCCTGGGGATCTGCAAGCGCTGGGATGATTTGCGCCGCCTGGCGAAGAAGGCGCGTGAGCAGGTTTCAGCCCGGCATAACTTCTTCACCAAACACATGAACCTGTGGGTTACCGCAGAGTCGGCGTGGATGGATATGTTGAAGTGGGGCAAGTGTGAATACATTGCGCCGCAACATGAGCTGAAGACCTATCCGTGCTGGGCGGGTGTTGACCTGTCCAACAAGATTGATATTTGCGCCGCCATCAAGATTTGGCAAGCCAATAATGGGCATGTGCATGCTGACTTTAAATTCTGGTTACCGGAAGGGCGACTGGAGCGCTGCTCCCGCCAGCAGGCTGAGCTGTACCGCAAATGGGCGGAGCAAGACAAGCTGATCCTGACCGATGGCGATGTTATCGATCACGCGCAGATCAAAGAGGAATTACAGCAATGGGTGGCCGGTGAAAGCCTACGTGAAATCGGTTTTGACCCCTGGAGTGCCACCCAGTTTAGTCTGGCGCTGGCGGAAGAAGGGTTGCCGCTGGTTGAGGTACCGCAAACGGTGCGTAACTTCTCCGAGGCCATGAAGGAGGTTGAAGCGCTGGTTTACGGCGGCCGCTTCCATCATAGCAACCACCCGGTAATGAACTGGATGATGAGCAATGTCACGGTCAAGCCGGATAAGAACGACAACATTTTCCCGAACAAATCCACACCTGAAGCCAAGATTGACGGCCCAACGGCGCTGTTTACGGGGATGAGCCGGTTGTTGGTTAACGGTGGTAGCGATAGTGATTTCCTTTCCAACCTTGATCCAGATGAAGAACTTTTAACCCTATGAAATCATTCATTATTGACCTTTGCGGGTTGGCCGGTTTCGGCCTGCTCGTGGCAGGGATTTACCTGCAATACGGTACCGCGATCGCGTTAATGGTGGGTGGTGGCTCAATGCTGGCGTTCGCGTTGGCAGCGGCCAGGAGGAGTAAACGTGCTACTTGATGCCATTTTCCGTAGTGAGTCGCTGGAGAATCCTGCCAACCCGATCACTGGCGATAGTCTTGATTTAGGGTTTCGGGCGGGTGACGTGTTTGTCAGCCCGGAAACCTCCATGAAACTGGCGGCGGTCTACGCCTGTATTTACGTGCTGTCATCCACGATCGCACAAATGCCGCTGCATGTAATGCGCAAGACCGGCGAAAAAGTGGAGCAGGGCAGAGATCATCCAGTTTTTTACCTGGTGCATGATGAGCCTAACGTGTGGCAGACCAGCTACAAGTGGCGTGAGTTGAAAGAGCGTCATGTTCTTGGCTGGGGCAATGGCTACACCAAAATTGTTCGCTCTCAGCGCGGTGAGGTTACTGCGCTAGAGGCCTGCATGCCGTGGGAAACCACGCTACTCAATACCGGCGGTCGGTACACTTACGGGGTTTACAACGAGGAGGGCAGCTTTGCGATTAACCCCCACGATATGATCCACATCCGGGCGCTGGGCAATAACCAGAAAATGGGGCTGAGCCCCATCTTGCAGCATGCTGAAACTATCGGTATGGGGATGAGTGGGCAGCAATACACCAGTAATTTTTTTGGTGGTAATGCACGGCCAGCGGGGATCGTGTCTGTTAAATCTTCATTGAATGCAGAATCGTGGTCACGGCTCAAGGAAATGTGGCAAAAGGCCACGCAGGCGCTACGGAGCCAGGAAAATAAAACGCTGCTGCTTCCCGCTGATTTAGATTACAAGGCGCTGACGGTTTCGCCGGTTGACGCTCAGCTTATTGATCTGATGAAGCTGAATCGGTCGCAGATTGCCGGGATCTTCAATATTCCTGCGCACATGATCAACGATCTGGAAAAGGCAACATTCTCCAACATCACCCAGCAATCCATCCAGTTTGTACGCCATACAGTGATGCCGTGGATCGTGAACTGGGAGCAGGAACTTAACCGCCGTTTGTTCACCACCGCCGAGCGTGCGGCAGGGTATTACGTCCGTTTTAACCTGGCTGGACTGCTGCGCGGCACACCGCAAGAGCGCGCCCAGTTCTATCATTTTGCAATCACCGATGGCTGGATGAGTCGAAACGAGGCTCGCGCCTTTGAGGACATGAACCCGGTTGATGGCCTGGATGAAATGCTGGTCAGCGTCAATGCGGCCAATCCCGCCAAAGACATTACCGATTTAAACAAAGAGGACAAACCCAATGAGTGACAGAGAAACACGCTGTTACGGTGGAGAGGTGCGCGCCCAGCAGGAGGAAAACCAGCCTACGCACATTATCGGCTATGGCTCGGTGTTCGACAGTCGTTCGGAGGTGCTGTGGGGCTTTCGCGAAATCATCAAGCCCGGCGCTTTCGATGATGTGCTGAAGGATGACGTTCGCGGCCTGTTCAACCACGATGCCAACTACATTCTTGGTCGTAGCTCTGCTGGCACTCTGTCGTTATCTGTTGATGTGCGGGGGCTGCAATACAACATCGTGGCACCAGAAACCCAGACCATCCGCGACCTGGTGATCAGCCCTATGCAGCGTGGCGATATCAATCAATCTTCCTTTTCCTTCCGTGTCGCCCGTGATGGCGAGGACTGGTATCAGGATGAGCAAGGGGTGGTGATCCGCGAGATCACCAAGGTTTCACGCCTGTTTGACGTAAGCCCGGTGACCTACCCCGCCTATCAAGAGGCGGATTCAGCCGTCAGATCCATGAAAGCCTGGCAGGAAGCGCGTGACAGTGGCGCGTTGCAGAAAGCCATTAACCAACGAATGGCGCGCGAGCGCCTGCTGACTTTACTCAATGTGTAAGGAATGACCATGCCTACTATTATCAAGTTGCACGAACTGAAGCAAAAACGTAACACCATCGCCACCGACATGCGCGCTTTGAATGAAAAGATTGGTGATAACGCCTGGACGGAGGAGCAGCGCACCGAGTGGAACAAGGCCAAGGATGAGCTGACCAAGCTGGATGAGCAGATCACCCGCGAAGAGGAGCTGCGCGCACTGGATCAGCGTTTTGTTGATGATAATCAAGATGAGCAGCGCCAGCAGTTGGGCAAAGACAAACCGGAGCACCAGCAACAGGAGCGCCGTGCTGCTGCATTCGATAAATTCTTGCGTCAGGGGCTGGGTGAGTTGAGTGCAGAAGAGCGCGCCGCTCTGCGTGAGCTCCGTGCTCAAGGCACCACGCCGGATGAAAAAGGCGGTTATACCGTACCCACTCAAATGCTGGCAAAAATCGTTGATGCGATGAAGGCTTATGGCGGTATCGCCAGTGTGGCACAAGTCCTGAACTCATCCAACGGGCAGGATATCACCTGGTCAACCTCTGACGGCACGGCAGAAGAAGGCGAGCTGCTGGGCGAGAATACCGCTGCATCCGAGCAGGATGTGGAATTCGGTACCGCGATCCTGGGTGCGAAAAAGCTCAGTTCCAAAATTATCCGGGTTTCCAATGAATTGCTGCAGGATAGCGGGGTGGATATCGAGGCCTATTTGGCAGGCCGGATTGCTCAGCGCATTGGCCGCGGCGAAGCCAAATACATTGTTAAAGGCACCGGCACCGGCTCTCCAGTACAGCCGAAAGGGCTCGAAGTCTCTGTTACCGGTACGGTGGCGGCCAAGGCGCTCACGCTGGATTGGACGGATGTGAATACCCTTAAACACAGCATTGATCCGGCCTACCGTAACGGACCCAAGTTCCGCCTTGCGTTTAATGACTCCACGCTGAAAATGCTTTCTGAGCTGGTGGACGGTAACAAGCGCCCCCTGTGGTTGCCGGATATTGTCGGTGTAGTACCCGCTTCGGTGTTGGGTATGCAGTACGTTATCGATCAGGCGATCGACAGTATGGCGACGGGTAAGAAGTTTATTTACTGCGGCGACTTCGATCGCTTCATTTTGCGCCGTATCACCTATATGACGCTGAAGCGCCTGGTTGAACGTTATGCCGAGTTCGATCAGACCGCGTTCCTGGCCTTCCATCGTTTCGATTGCGTACTGGAGGATACCGCGGCTATCAAGGCGCTGACCGGCAAATAATCGTTATTCCGTGCATCCCTGCACCGCTTCGGCGGTTTTTTTGTGCCTGCGATCTGGTAACGGGTTGCGGGCATAAGGAGTAAAAATGGTACCAACATTAGAAGAGCTGCGGTTGCAATGTCGTATAGATCATGAAGATCCAGACGACGATAAACTCCTGACTATTTATGCCAAAGCTGCCCGAAAAAAAATCGAAAACTTTACCAATAGAAAGTTATACGACACAGCGGTGCCGGGTGATGATGCGATTGGTTTGTTGGTTGACGATGATATCAAGCTGGCCGTGATGTTACTTGTTGGGTTCTGGTATGAAAACCGCGAGACGGTGAATATTGGCAACATCTCTACGGTATTGCCATACACCTTTGAAGCTCTGGTGGAGCCATACCGATTTATTCCGTTGTAGGGAGGACGCATGCAAGCAGGCAGATTACGTCACCGCGTCACCATTCAAAACTTTGTCACGGTGGAGCTACCCTCCGGCACAGAGATTGAAGAGTGGCAGGACGGAAAAACCGTATGGGCTGAAACCACTGGTATTAGCGGACGTGAGTTGGTGGCATCCGCAGCAGAAAAAGCAGAGGCAACCATTCGCGTTTGGATGCGCTACCGCACAGACGTTACAGCATCTTCCCGGCTCTTGTGCCTCACCGGCCCGTTTCGTGGCTCTATTTTGGAAATTACCGGCCCACCGATTCCCGATACCAAGGGAACCCGGCTGGAGATCCTTTGTAAAAGCGGGGTGAAAACATGATCGATACCAAGCTGGATTTTTCCGGGTTACTCGATATCTCCAAGGAGCTGGAGGTATTGAGCAAGGCCGAAAGCCGCAATGTACTGCGGCAGGCAACGCGGGCGGCGGCCACGGTATTTCGCGATGAGGCCCGGGAGCTTGCGCCAGAGGATACAGGCAAGCTGAAGCGCAACATCGTTGTGATTAACCAGCGCGCCAGTGATGGCGGCGCGGTCGCAGGCGTCCATGTTCGCAGTGCGGGCAAGGCAGAAAACCGCAACAACTCCTTCTACTGGCGCTTTGTTGAGCTGGGTACATCGCAGATGCCCGCCGTCCCATTCATTCGCCCGGCGTTCGACGCTCGGCAGGATGATGCAGCGGCAGCGGCGTTCGCGAAAGCCAACGAAGCGATCGACAAGGTGCTATCAAAATGACCGAGGCCGATCTCAATCCGCTGTTAAAACCGTTGGTCGGCGGGCAGGCTTACCCTTATGTTGTCAAGCTGACCCCGGAGGGAATGCCAGCAGTAAAACCACCGTGGATCGTCTACACGGTGCACGATGAAAACCGTGCCGATGTGTTTTGCGGTACCGCAGAAACCGCCTACCTGGCACAGATCGACGTGTATGCCAGCAGCATTGACCAGGCCAAAGAACTCCGAGCCAAAGCCGAGCAGGCGATCGCCATCTTGGCCCCGGCAGAAATCCATCTGTTCAGCGGCCATGAACCCGATACCGGCCTTTTCCGCGCCTCGCTTGAATTCAAAGTGTGGCAATGACCTTTAACCCATCTTGATCCCAACCCGCCGCGTGCGGGTTTTTTAATGTCTGGAGAAAATTCATGACAAGCAAGTTCGAAAAAACACAAGGCACGGTGGTGAGCATTTCCGCTACCGAAGCCAGCGAGGCCAACCCGGCAGGCATTACCTGGCTTTCCACATCTTGCTCGGCCAGAGAGCTTAGCTATACGGGCGGCCAGAAGGACGATATCGATGTGACCACCCTGTGCTCCACCGAAAAGGAAATGACCAACGGGCTCTCTGCGCCATCTGAAATGACCATTAACAAAAACTGGAGCGCCTACGACGACGCTCAAGATTCACTGATGGCTGCCTACGAAACGGACACCCGCCGCGCCGTCCGTGTGATCTTCCCGTCTGGTAACGGGTTCGCTTATCTTGCAGAGGTGCGCCAGAACAGTTGGAGCGCTGCCACATCTGGCGTGGTTTCAGCATCGTTCACGCTGCGCATCATCGGCAAACCCATCAGAATCTTTGCAGTGACAATCCCGGTAACCGGCGTGCTGCTGGATAAGACAACGCTCTCTGTGAAACTTGGCGAGAGCTTCACTCTGACACCAACGATTGCCCCTGCATCTGCCACCAATCGCGCCGTAACTTGGACGTCTTCAACACCAGGGAATGTAATGATTGCAGCCTCTGGCAGTGGCGTTGGCCTTGCGGTAGGCACCTCAACAATCACAGTTAAGACCACGGACGGCGCAAAAACCGCTACGTGCGTCGTGACTGTCACAGCGTAAGGAACATAACCCATGGCAGGAAAAAAACTGACTCTGAAGGCGCTGGCCTCGGCCCCAATGGCGGGATTTCGCACCAAAACCGTCATAGTTGAGGAATGGGAAGGGACAACAGTGGTATTGCGAGAGCCATCCGGCGCGGCGTGGGTTGAGTGGCGGCAAATTATCACCCCGCCCGAGGGGCAAGCTCCTGGGGAGTTGAGCGCCGCGATGACCGCTCGGCGCAACGTTGATGCTGATGTTGTGCTGTTCATTGATGCGTTGCTTGATGAAAACGGGGAGCATGTTTTTACCGCGGATGACAAGGAGCTGGTTGCGGGAATTTACGGGCCAATCCATGCACGCTTACTAAAGCAGGCGCTTGATCTGAGTACCACCCCGGCAGATGCCGAAAAAAAGTCCAAGAGCCTGAAACTCAATTCCTGATGAAGTTGGCGCTTCGCCTGGGTAAAACCCTGGGCGAGTTGCGCCAATCGATGAGCATTAGCGAATTACGTTTGTGGATGGCCTTTGACCGGATAAACCCGATCGGTGACGAGCGTAATGATTACCACGCCGCGCAAATCACCGCCGCAGTCTACAACTCCCAGCGTACAAAAGACCCGTTGTCTATTTCTGATGTGCTGCTGCGTTGGAATGCCACGACAGATACAGGGGAAGAAGATGCATCAGAACTTGAGGCATTTCTGGGGAATCTGGCTGATTAACACCCGCTCATGCAGCGGGCTTTTTATGGGTGATATATGGCATCGCTGCGTGAATTAATCATTAAAATTTCGGCCAATTCCAGTTCGTTCCAGACTGAAATTTCCCGCGCGTCGCGCATGGGGGCTGACTATTACAAAACCATGGATCAAGGTGGCAGGAAAGCAGCCGCTGCCGCGCGCCAGCAACAGCAGGCAATTCAGGCTTTGAATGCTGAACTGGCCTCTGTTGCCGGGGTTGCAGCAGGTTTGACGGGGGTGGTTGCGGGCGCGTTTGCCGTGGACTCACTTATTACCACTGCGGATAACTGGGGGCAGTTGTCGTCACGCATCAAAATGGCAACAGGTTCGGCGGATGAATATAACCTGGTGCAGCAACGACTGATGGAAATCAGCGATCGCACCTACAAGCCGATCGAGGAACAGTCCGAGTTATTCATTCGCAGCGCCAAGGCAATGCAGGAGCTGGGTTACAGTACAGCAGGAACCATTGACTTCATTGATTCCATTTCTAGCTCGCTGACGATCAACGCCGCCAGTGCTGAAAAGGGGGCCAGAACAATTGATGCCATGTCTAAATCCATGGTGACCGGCAAAGTTGCTGGTGATGAGTGGAAAACCGTGATGGAGGTTATGCCGACAGTGATCGGCGATATTGGTCGATACCTGGGGATTACTGAAACCGCCGTTAAACAGATGGCTGCAGCGGGCAAGTTGTCCATGGATACTTTCGCGAAAGCCACAATCGCTGCTCGTGAACGTAATGCTGAGCTGGCTGAAGCTATGCCAACCACAGTTGGCGACGCGATCACCAAGCTTTCCAACCATTGGAAAAAGTATATTGGTGAAACTAATGAGGCGCACGGTGCTACACAAGTGCTATCTGGTGGAATTGGGCACCTTGCGGACAATATCGAGACCGTAGGTAATGTTACCGGCGTCCTGATCGGCATCGGTGTTGCTCGGTACCTGGGTAACATGACCACGTCACTGGGATCAGCGTCCGTTGGTTTGATCCAGGCCAAAAAAGGTGAAGTGGCGCTGGCAGCTGCACAGTTGGAGGGCACCAAGGTTTCAACCGCTCGGGCGCGTGCAGCGGTATACCGTGCGCAGCAGGCGCTTGCCGCGGCTAAAGGTACGGATGGACAGGCTGCTGCAGAAAGGCGATTAGCCGCATCCCAGCAGGCGTTAACCCGCAATATTGCAGCGCGAACGGCGGCTCAAACGGCGCTCAACAACGTTACTGCTGTGGGTTCTCGCCTTATGTCCGGCGCGCTGGGGCTTGTTGGCGGTATCCCTGGTTTACTCATGCTTGGCGCGGGGGCGTGGTACTACATGTACCAGCAGCAGGAGCAGGCCCGTGCATCAGCTGAGTCCTACGCAAAAACGCTGGATGAAGTACGGGCAAAATTACCCTCAATGACGCTGCCTGATGTAAGTGAGAACCAAGAAAGCGCAAAAAAATCCCTCGAAGAGCAGAATCGTAAGATTAGCGAACAGCTTGTTTTGATTGGTGATCTGGAAGACAGGATCACCAGCCTTAACAAAGCGCGCGAAACGCCAGACTGGAAGAAGGGTTATAGTGCCTACTCTCCCAGCGAAGCGGACAACATAAAGGCGATTGAGGAGGCTACAGCTAGCCTAGCTGTGGAACAGGCGCGCCTGTCTGAAATGCAAAGTCAGGCTAGGTCGATTCAGGATGCGCTTGCAGGAATAGAAGATCGTCGTAATTTTCTCATCCGGCAAAATGCAGCAGAACAGAACGCCGCCTACCAGTCATTGGTCATGATGACCGGTCAGCACTCGGAATTTAACCGCTTGCTGGGGTTGGGTAACGATCTGCTAGCCTCTCGCCAGGGGTTGCTGGCTAACGGCCCCCTTCGTTTACCGCAGGCAACAGTGACGGATTCAGAGCAGCAAGCTCTGTTACAAAAACAGCAGGCAGCAGAACTGGCAGGGCTGGAGGGTGAGCGTCGCGTAGTCAAGCAGGCTGAGTTTGATTTGCAGAGAATGGGCAAAACTGGCCCCGAAAACTATGAATACGCCAAAAAGTATATAGATTTCGCAAAGGAGGCATTTAGAAAGGATCAGAAAGCATCAGAGGCCAAGAAAGCAGCCACAGCTGCGACCAGTGCCCACAACAAAGCTGAAACCGAGGCCGCGCGAACCGCAGAGCAGTACAGCCGAAAAATTGCTGATCTGAGTATTGCGGTAGATGTCCAAAGGGTTAGGGCCACTCAGGGTGAGAAAGCCGCCGAACTGTACGCGGCATCTCATGAAAGTGGTGTTAAGTGGACTAATGAGCAGCGCAAGGCGATCGAGGCATCATCAGTTGAGTTAGCTACCTGGACTCAGAAGGCTGATGAGGCTGTCAGAAAGCAGCGTGAAATGGCTGATGCATTAAAGGATTTGACCGATGCCGCCCGGAAATACAACGATGAGGCCACAGCCAGCCAGAAAACTCGGGGTATGGGGCAGCGCCAGCGGGATTATTTTGATGAGCGGCAGCAAGTTGAGCGCGTTTACGATAAATCGGATAAGGGTACTGAAGCTGCTGCTGCGCGAATCGCTGCGCTTGATGCTCTTGACTCAAAATATAAAGCAGCCAAGGCCGCAGAAGCGGATTGGATGTCCGGCGTCAGCGCTGGCATGGCTGATTGGGTTGATGAGGCATCGAATTATGCCGGGCAGGCGGCGAGCGCAACAAACAATGCCATGAGCGGCATGGTTACTAACATCACCGAAATGCTGAATGGTAACAAAGCATCATGGAAAGACTGGTCTGTCAGTGTGCTGAAGGAGATAGAGAAAGTCCTGGTTAACGCGGCGATGGTAGGCGTAATAAAATCAGTGGCTGGTGGCGTGATGGGGGCGTTTGGTGTGGCTGGCGGTGGATCTGGGGCGAGCGGGTTTGATACAGGTGCATACAGTGGGCTCACGTTTGATACCGGTGGTTTTACTGGTCTGGGCGGTAAATATGAACCCGCTGGAGTTGTCCATAAAGGCGAGTTTGTTTTCACCAAAGAAGCTACCGAGCGGATCGGTGTCGATAATCTCTACGGCATGATGCGTGGTTACGCAACCGGTGGGCTGGTTTCTGATGGGGTACCTTCCGTAGCAGCCGCATACGCACCACCAACACCCGCAAGTGTGGCGCCGCAGATTAACGTTTATATCGATAGCGCCGATCTGTCAGTGCAGAATACTCCGCAGGGCAGGGAACAGTTATCCGGTCAGGTGCTCGGTAGCATGATGCAAGCCCTATCAACCGTAACCAGTTGGCTCAGTTCTGCTATGCCTGATAGCGGGTTAAGTGCGGGGTCAGCGGTCTGGGATGTTGCAACAGCCTATTCAGCGCCAACCAGCGCCTTTGATCGATCTCTGGATTTTAGGCCAACAACTGGCACTCAGCCGCCAATAGCCCGTGATGGCACTGGAGCAAGCACCATCGTTAATGTGGAAATCAACATTGATGGTGCAGGCAATACCAGTGCAAAAGCTGATGTAAATGATTGGGGGGATTTTGCAAAGCAGATGGGAAATATTGCTGCGCAGGAAAGCCAAAAAGTCATCAATAAAAACCTCGATCCAGGCATGCCGATCTGGAAAGCAATTAAGGGGATGTAATGGCAATCAAAACATTTACTTTCCCGGCCCGCGTGAACGCTACCGGTGATGTGCAGTTTCGGCTGCGCAAGGCCCAATTCGGTGATGGTTACTCTCAAGTGGCCGGTGATGGCATCAACCCTGTAACCCGCTCATGGGAAGTTTCATTTGCCGGAAAACTGAAAAAAATCATGCCGGTAATTCAATTTCTTGAAGAACACCAAGGCACCAAGTCTTTTCAGTGGGTGCCGCCACTTGGTGACCTTGGCTTGTATCGCTGTGATGGGTTCAAGCCTGTTGCGCTGGGTGCCGGTAATTATTCCCTGACAGCCACATTCACCGAAGCATTTAACCCGTAAGGAGAGATCATGCTTAATGCTGATGTACAGAAGCTGGAGCCGGGTAACCGCGTTCGGCTCTATGAGGTTGACGGTACTTTATTTGGTGCTGATATTTTGCGGTTTCACAGCGACACCTTACCTTTTACACCCGAAGAGTTGGCCGCTGCTGGCGGTGACGAAAATAAGTTACCGGCAAAATCAATATGGTGGCAGGGAAAGGAGTACGGCCCTTGGCCGGTTCAGATCGAAGGGCTGGAAATCTCCGGCGACGGACAAAGCTCACACCCCAAATTATCCGTAGCAAACCTCAACGGGCTGATCACTGCGCTCTGTCTCAGGTTTGACGATATGGCTCAGGCCAAGGTGACGATACGCGACACTTTCGCCCATTACCTGGATGCCCGCAATTTTCCAGATGGTAACCCGACCGCCGATCCGGTGCAGGAGAAAGTGCAGGTGTTCTACATCGATCGCAAAGCGACGGAAACGGATGAAGTGGTCGAGTTTGAGTTGTCGAGCCCGGCCGATCTGCGCGGGCAACTCATCCCAACGCGCCAGATTCACAGCATTTGTACCTGGTGTTCCCGCGGCTGGTATCGAACCGGCAAGGGATGTGATTACGCCGGTAACTTATATTTTGACGAAAAAGGCAATCCGGTAGACGACCCAAGCAAAGATCGGTGCGGCGGCCTGCTCAGCGACTGCCAAAAGCGTTTCGGTGAAAATAATCCGGTGCCGTTCGGTGGCATGCCTGGTGCTGCACTGATCCGCCAATGAGGTGAGTTATGCGGGAAAAAACATTATCGGCCATCATGGCTCATGCTGAAGCGGAGTACCCCAAAGAATGTTGCGGAGTGGTGGCGCAACGCTCACGCGTGGAGCGCTACTTTCCTTGCAAGAACCTGGCAGAAAAGCCCACCGAAGACTTTCAGCTTGATCCTGCGGGTTATATGGAGGTTGAGGAGTGGGGCAAGATCACTGCCATTGTGCATAGCCACCCTGACGCAACCACGCAGCCGAGCGAACTGGACAAGGCTCAGTGTGATGCAACAGAGCTGCCGTGGCATATTGTGAGCTGGCCCGAAGGTGATTTGCGGACGATCTACCCGCGCGGTGATCTGCCGCTTATCGGTCGCCAGTTTGTGCTGGGGTATACGGACTGCTGGGGCTTAATCATGAGTTACTACCGGCAGGAGCACAGCATTGAACTTAATGATTATCGGGTAGATTACCCCTGGTGGGAATCCGGTACCGAAAACCGCTATCTGGATAACTGGTTCGAGTGCGGTTTTCGTGAGTTCAGCGGCCCAGCGCAACCCGGTGATCTGGTTATCATGCAGATATCGGCCCCAGTACCGAACCACGCCGGGGTGCTGCTGGTAGACGGCATGCTGCTCCACCATATGTATGGGATGTTGAGCCAGCGCGTGCCATACGGCGGCCAATGGCTTGAGAGAACTGTGAAGGTACTGCGTCACAAAGACCTGCGGTGAGTGCTATCATTCTGGGGTTTATCAATATTATTTGGAGAATGGCATGTACAGGTATGGTGGTGGTTATGAATATAGTGCTGGAGCAGTTGTTCTGATAATTATTCTTTGGATTATTGGTATCGCAGTTTGGTTTTATCTCAATAGGGCAAGCGTAAGAGCTAATAGGCAAATTGAATTACTGGAATCAATAGACAAAAAAATGAATGCCATTATTGATCTTGAAATAGGAAAAATGTCATCAATGAAAGGTAGCTATGATTCTTGTAGTGAGGAAAGTAAAACACCTGAACCCACCAATATTCCAATAGCAGAGACACTAAAAGAGCATTTTTTAAATAAGAAAAAGTAGCCCTCTTCGGAGGGTTTTTTATTGGAGGTAACATGGCTTTTATTGATGTCCCAATCAGGAAAATGGTTTTTCATGGCCCCCTGATCGAGCGATTTGGGCGTGAGTTTAAATATAAAGCTCACAGTGTACCCAAGATGATGTCAGCGGCTAAATGCCTGCTTGATGGGTTCGAGCGGTACATGATGGAGGCGCATAAGCGAGGTTTAACCTTTGCCGTATTTGTCGGTAATGAACGAAAGCGTAACATTGCGGAAGCTGAGCTGGAAATGACCAAAGGCAATGAAGATATTCACCTGGTGCCGGTGATTATTGGAAGCAAACGCGGCGGGTTATTCCAAACAATTCTCGGCGTTGCGCTTATCGCCGTAGCTGCTGCGTTTACTGGCGGGGCAGCTATAGGACTTGGTGCCGGATTTGCGAGTGCGGGAGCGTGGGGATCTGTGGCTCTTGTTGGTGCATCAATGGCCCTGGGTGGTATTGTTCAAATGCTATCCCCGCAGGCTGGTAAATTGCGAATGCGCGAAAGCCCGGATAATAAGCCGAGCTATGCCTTCGGTGGGCCGGTTAACTCAGTGGCGCAGGGCAATCCTGTTGCTATAGGTTATGGCTGCCGTGAAATTGGTGGTGCTGTAATTTCCGCCGGTATCCATACCGAAGATCAGATGTAAATAATTCCCCCTCGTTAAATATCCTCATGCCGCTTTTGCGGATTTTTGTTATGGGAGAAATATGACAAACATAATTAAAGGCCACAAAGGTGGGAGTGGTGGCGGGCGTACGCCTGTAGAGTCGCCGGATAGTATTCAGTCTATTGCCCGCGCCAAAATTTTGCTTGCTCTGGGCGAAGGGGAATGGGTTGGCGGACTGGATGGAAAGAATATTTATCTGAATGGCACCCCGCTTACCAATGAAGATGGGACGGATAACTTCAGCGGGGTAACCTGGGAGTTTCGGCCCGGCACACAGCATCAGGATTATATTCAGGGCATACCTGCTGTGGAGAATGAAATAACCGTTAATACCACTCTGAAAAATACCATGCCGTGGGTACGCTCGATCAGCAATACGCAGTTGTCCGCCGTGCGGGTTCGTTTCGGATGGGCCAATTTAATCAGGCAAGAAGATAATGGCGACGTCAACGGCACCCGCGTTGAGTACGCTATCGATCTGGCGACGGACGGCGGAGCCTATCAAGAGGTATTAAAATCCGCTGTTGATGGTAAGACAACAACGCTTTACGAGCGCTCGCACCGCATTAACTTACCCAAAGCGGTCACGGGCTGGCAAATTCGCGCCCGCCGCATTACGGCCGACTCAAGCACTGCCCGTGTTACTGACGCGATGACGGTTGAGGCGATCACTGAAGTGATTGATGCAAAACTCCGCTACCCAAATACGGCGTTGTTATTTATTGAATTTGATGCAAAACAGTTTCCCAACATTCCCAAAATCAGTTGCAAGCCGAAAATGGCGATTATCCGCGTACCGGATAATTACGATCCTGTAACCAGAACCTATACAGGTACCTGGTACGGCGGCTTTAAGTGGGCACACAGCAATAACCCTGCCTGGGTGTTTTACGATATTGTGACGTCCAGCATGTACGGCCTGGGAAATCGCATTGATTCCAGCCTGGTTAAAGAGGAGGAGCTGTATCGCATCGCGCAGTATTGCGATCAACTGGTGCCTGATGGGCGAGGCGGCGGGGGCAAAGAGCCTCGCTTTACGTGCGACGTGTATATCCAGTCTCGCAAAGATGCATGGACAGTATTAAGTGATCTGGCTGCCATCTTTCGGGGCATGACTTACTGGGGGCAGAATCAACTTGTTGCGCTGGCTGACATGCCTCGCGATGTCGATTACATTTACACCCGTGCCAACGTGATTAACGGGAAATTTGCATACTCGGCATCGAGTGAACGCGTTCGTTACACAACTGCAATGGTCGCCTGGTCTGATCCAGATAATCATTACGCTGATGCTGTTGAAGCTGTTTTTGATAACGACCTGGCCCGTCGCTATGGCACCAACCAAACGGAACTTACTGTGATAGGCTGCACCCGACAGAGTGAAGCGAATCGTCGCGGGCGTTGGGCATTGCTCACCAACAGCAAAGATCGCGTGGTTTCGTTTTCTGTGGGGTTGGATGGGGTTATCCCGCTACCCGGGCATATCATCGGGGTTGCTGATCAGATGTTGGCAGGCCGGGCGATTGGCGGCCGCATTCGCTCTGTATCCGGGCGGAATATCACTCTGGATAGAAAGCCTGATGCCAAAGTGGGTGATCGCCTGATTATTAATTTGCCCTCAGGAAGATCTCAAGCCAGAACCATTCAAGCAGTAAGCGGCAATACCGTGACTGTTACGGCAAACTACAGCGAAACACCAGCACCGGAGTCGGCATGGTCAATCGATGCTGATGATCTCGCTATTCAGCAGTACCGCGTTATAGGCATTGCTGACAATGGCGACAATACCTATTCGATAACGGCCGCTCAGCATGACCCAAACAAATATGCGTACATAGATGATGGCGCCAGACTGGAAGATCGCCCTGTTTCTATTATCCCGCCAGGGGTTCAGGGACCACCGAAGAACGTTAAAATCAGCGAAACATCAGCGATGATCCAAGGCTTATCCGTTGCCACGTTGCGAGTGACTTGGGATAGCACTGAGAACGCGATCGCCTACGAAGTGGAGTGGCGGCGTGATAATGGCAATTGGGTTGCCGGACTGCGTACGTCAGCGCTCGGCATTGAAGTGCAGGGGATTTATGCAGGGCGCTATCAGGCTCGCGTTCGCGCCATCAACGCGGCTGAAATCTCTAGTATTTGGGCTAATGCGCCGGAGGCCACATTATCCGGAAAAATCGGTGAACCGCCAGCGTTAGCGAGTTTCACGACCACCGGCCAGGTGTTTGGCATCGTGCTGAATTGGGCATTCCCGCCTGGCGCTGAGGATACGCAACGCACTGAAATCTGGTACAGCACACAGCCGGACGGCGCTGGCGCGATGCACCTGGGCGATTACGCCTATCCTCAGCGGAGCCATACGATGACCGGTCTAAATGCTGGGGTGCGGTTCTGGTTTCAAGCCCGTCTCGTTGACAGACTCGGCAATACCGGGCCGTGGACAGCCTGGACAGAAGGCACATCAAGCAGTGAAGCCGACGTGGTTTTAGGTTATCTGAAAGATCAGATTACTAAAACGCAACTCGCACAAGAGCTGCAAAAACCAATTGAAGATGCCAGTAAGTTGCAGGATATGTGGTCTGTCAAAGTTGCAAAAACCATAGACGGAAAACAATATCTTGCCGGTATCGGTGTTGGTGTTGAGAACACGCCAGATGGCATGCAGAGTCAAGTGCTGATAAATGCTAATCGGTTTGCGGTTTTAAATTCTGTAGACGGTACAGCAGCAGGGGTATCTATCCCGTTTGCAATTGATAAAAACCAAGTTTTTATGAACGCGGCATTCATCAAGGACGGTTCCATAACTAACGCAAAAATTGGTGAATCTATAACATCATATGATTGGGTGTGGAATGCGGATCCGGCAAAAACGATAGGCTGGGCGATCGATAAGCGGGGTGCGGCTTGGTTTAATAATGTTTATATCAGAGGGACCATTCACGCTGATAGCGGATATTTTAAAGGGGCAATATACGCTGATAGTGGATATTTCAAAGGAGATATAACGGGTTCCAACGGTACATTTAAAGGTACTGTTTATGCGGAAAATTTAATCGGCGATAACACGCATGTCGGTGTATGGAGTCCTGTTTACGTGGTCGGTGCTAACGACAGTACGCATAGGTATTTCCATGGCGGATTGCCATACCCTTCCGTAGTTGTAATTCCGTATGTAACTATATCTGTGTATGGAACTGGAAGCGGGGCAGGGTCTGTTTATATAAAAATTAACGGGGTTGAATATTGGAGTGCGCACGCAGGACCAACATCTGTGTATCGCGGCTCTATAGTCATTGATGTTCCGGCAAACGGAACACTTGACGTTGAGTTTGGTATTACAGGGGCTGAACGCGGCCTTGTATGGACTAGCACAATTAACCCGGGGCCAGGGACTCCTGGTACTGGCGGTGAAATGGCAGTAATAGCATTTAGAAAAGGCCAGAACCGTTTCTCATAAGCAATTAATTATTGAAATCATCATAACCCGCCACTGAGCGGGTTTTTTATTTGGAGAATAAACCTATGGCAGTAATTAGCGGTATTCTGAAAGACCCGATCGGCGGCCCGCGCGTGGGTGTAGTCATCGAATTACGAGCAATCAGAACCTCGGCAACAGTTGTTAACCAGGCGCGTTCTCAGTCGATCACCGATGCAACTGGCAAGTACACGCTGACTGTAGAGCCCGGCGCATACGATGTGATGATCACGGCAGGCGGCCGTCAGCCGGAGCGCGTGGGCGGTATTACCGTCGCGTTGAACTCACAAAACGGGACGCTCAACGACTTCCTGACTATTCCAGGCGAAGCAGATCTCACGCCGGAGATTGTGGCCACTGTCGATCGTATGCGTGCAGAAGCAGCAAACTCAGCAGCAGCGGCAAAGATCAGCGAGACAAATGCAGCGGCATCAGCAAATGACACTGTTAAAAAATCAGTGACAACAGACCAAACGATTAATGGCACATTGATTTCTAAAGCTAACATTTACTCGTATGGCGAAGTGATGATCCAGGCTACGGCTGGCAAGCCTAATACGCTGTTCAGATTCCGTGATGAGTCTGGTGCCGATAAAGGAGGGATTTACGCACAGACCGATACAGGGCAGCTAAATCTTCGCTGGAGCGGTACGGCATACACGGCGCAATTCAAACCGGATGGTACTGCGTGGTTCCCTGGGGCGCTTTATTCAAACGGTATCAAAGTTTCCACTCAAGCAACATCACTGGGCGCACTGGATTTAAATACCGTTACTGATGAAGGGGATTATTATCAACCTGTAACCGCTAACGCAACAGTAGCTCGCAATTATCCGATTGGTGCTGCGGGCGTTTTAAAAGTCATCAAGTCAAGAGCATCGACAAATGGCAAGGAGGCCGTAAGCCAATTTTATTATCCATGGCATACTGCTGATTCCTACTTTTCAAGAACTTATATTCCATCTACCGATACATGGTCTAGCTGGGAAATTTTCGATTCCCGTGGCAAAAACGATACGCGATTTGTGCAAATAGGCGCTTATGGGCTGGGTTATCTCGGTATGAGCATAGCTTCAAAAACAACCGGGTTCATTGCTCAAGCGGGTGCTACGGGGCTGGCTCCGGGCAACGGTGCCGGTTTTCAATCGGCATACGCCTCTAATCGTCGTGCTCAACTGTATATCTCTACTGATGGGACCGTAACGAGTCGTTTCTCACTCTCAGACACGCCGGATACCGATTCAACGCCATGGAATAAACATTATACAACAGCAAACACTACAGTAGATGCCAACGGCTTCATCAAGAAAGCATCTCCGATCGTTAAGCTATTTAGTGACGGCCACAGCGAACTCAATGAACAGAGCCAGGGCGTAACAACTGAGCGTATCGATACCGGCCACTATATCGTGCATGGGGTTTTTGGGTTCAACAGCGATCCAGCGTGGGGCGGTCCAGCAGGGGGGATCGAAATTCCAACGGACCAGAACAAGCGCCCGCTGATCTGGGTTGATTACACTGTGCTGCCAGACGGTGATCTTGAGATTAAAACATATCACCGGGCATACAAAACCGGGCCTGAATTCACTCGTAACATCGTGCTGCAGGATGGGAAAGCGATCGCTGATGGAACCCCGATCGATATCCCTGCGGGTCGCTGGATTGATCTGCGTGTAGAGATGCCCGCAGGAGATGAGCCAGAGTCGGTGATTGAACCCGAACCAATTCCAGATCCCGAGGTGGTACCTGATACCGATCAGCAGTCAGCCCCCGAAACTGAGCAACCGGCTACGCCTGAACCGGAGAGCGGCACCGAACTGGAACAGGGCGATACACCGGAAGTTGAAACCAAGGAGTAACAACCAGGCCGGGAGAAATCCCGGCTCATTGCAGGAGTGGCGGTGGGCCGGCGCGCAGTGGGCGGTCTACCTAGCGATACTGTGTGGGTAATCGATAGGTAAAACCTCGTTGTTCAAACTTAGGTAGTAAGTTACTGTTTATTTATACAGTTGACTGTTCAAAAATACAGATAACTAAATTTTTCTTTGAGATATATGATGTAAATTCTCTGTATCTTTCATTACAAGGAATGATGATGTCTCAAGAAAACAAGCAAAAGGCGATACATTATAAAAGAGCGGTAATAAAAAATGCGAGTTGCACGCTGCAAAGTTTGCTTGAATCTGCTGTAGGGAAGCATGGCATAAGGGAAAAGGTCGATAGTCGGCAAGAATGCCTTAATCCATCAGACGAAAACAGCGGCTTCAGGTTTCTTAATAAAAGTGATAATTACAAGTCTGTATTCTTTGGTCAGCTTATTTCCTTTGAGAAGGGAAGGAGCCAAGCGCTTCTAACTATGAGTGGTGATGTTCCCTTCTACGATATAAAAGCAATAACATCAAGTGAGATTGAACTTAAAATAGAGGGAAGCGCTAGACCAGCAAACAAAATGAGATTAAAACGAGAGTTTGTAGACTCGTTTTTATACTTTGGTGTTTATGGCAATCATATGGTTATGCTTCAGTCTAGTTCTCTTAGGGCTAGAGAGTTGGAAGATCATTTAAACTGGCTACTTACAGAGTGCTCATTGCTAGATGACCAATCGGCTATAATTTTACAAGATAAACCAACAAAAGATGCAGTCGAAAAACTTAATGCAGCCCCGGTTAAAAGCATTAAAATTGGTTCACCGATAAAAGGAAAGTCTGAGCTTCAAGACACCATGGTACAGACAGGACCCGGAGCGGAATTTCGGAAGGTTAAATCCGTGAAGTTCATGCCTGCTGGCAAGGGAGGTGATGTGATTGCTGCGGTTTTAGGTAATGATTGGGTGGATCAACTTGATCTTGGTGATGTGCTTGACGAGGCAAATCTTCAAGTAAATCTGGAGATTACATACTTACGAAAAACAACACAAAGAGGGCAAAAGGCGATAGATGCAATTGCTACTTCGCTTAGGCACTCAGAGGGTGATGATGTCACTGTATCTCTGAAAGGTGGTGGTGTTCTGAAAGGAAATGATTTGAAACTTTCTGGTAATGTTAGCATTAAATATATAGACGGATTGGTCTATGAGGATGATCTCTACCTAAAAATGCATACTTGGCTCAGCACTAAAATTAATGTTGGTGAGCTTGATAAAGCGGACTAAAAAGTAAGGCGCGAGAAATGTTTAAAAAAATAATTTTGATAACATTATCATTTTTACTAGGTGGCGCCTTATTCTACTTTTTAACATTTAAAGTTAGCGAGAGCGTATTGATCCCTCTTGGTATGGTCGGGATTTTGATTATCCCTATAACGTATTGCTCGCAAGCTATTTCCAAGACAAATGAGCTTAAGGAAAATACCACCCTTTCCGATAGTGAACTACCCAGGTTAGACTATACAGTTGACAGGAGAGTTAAGAGACTCTTTTTGTGGCTGGTTTTTTATGTTTTTTCTGCAACTATGTTGATAATAATGAACTACCTATCGTCATCGGATATTAAGTACGTCAAGACAGGGGTTTTAATTACTGGCGGTTGTTTTGGGTTGTCTTTACTCTCAGTTATATTGATCCACAAAACAATAATAGAAGTTTCAAATTTCAAGGCCCAACTAGTCCAACGTGATGCCAAGAAGAAAAGAAAGCAGGATATGCTAAAAGACCTTTCCAAAGAGTGA